AATATGTTTAGTCAAAGTATTCTACCCCATTATAACGATGAAGGATTAGATTGGGTAACATGGTATCTCTTTGAATTTATTAAAGTACATGCTCTTAATTCAGATGATGAGTTGATGTATCCGGATAGAGAACCTGCTGCATGGGGTTCCGATGGAGCTCCTATATGTTTTAATATTGATGTATTATATGATTACATTAATGAGAATTGTAAACATGAAAAACAAGAATGTTGTTAGTAAAATCAAAAGTTGTGCATTGTAAGAAAGAAAGTTATAATGTATATATTGGAAGGCCGAGCAAGTGGGGGAACCCTTTCACGCACCGGCCGGATGGAAAAACTCTTGCTAAGTATGTAGTGGAAGATAGAGATACTGCTGTCAATGCTTATAGAGAATGGATTACAAATGGAGAAGGAAAACATTTATTGGATGATTTACATGAATTAAAAGGTGGAAAGATTCTTGGATGTTGGTGTAAGCCACAAGCATGTCATGGAGATGTTTTATTAGAATTGTTAGATAGATTAACCCCGCAAAATAAATAACATGAATTTAGAATCTATACTTGAAAAATACCCGGATGAAACATTTTTAAAAGCAGATGGATTTGATGATGCTATACTTGGAGTAGATGAATCTTCCATGCGTCTTATCTATTCTATATCTAAATGTATTGATATTCTGATGGAAGACATGTCAGATGAAGATGCTTTAGAACATTTTTATTATAATGTCAGTGGTTCATATATGGGAGAACAAACTCCTATCTGGTGCGATGATCTTGATTAACTTAAATTTATTATTATGTACATTTTAATTATTTTATTCATTGTTGTAATTGGTTATATCCCCGCGATAATTCTGTATTACTACATTAAATCCTATGTGTCTTACAAAATAGGGTATCATAGTTTGGTAAAAAAGTTTGGTCCGATGTCAGCCAAAGTTGCGAGATATAAATTTCCTCCCGTAGCTTTCAGAGATATCCTACTATGTTTCTCCAACCACAGAGAATATAAATATCAATACCTTGGCATTTCCTGGAATATATTTAAAGAAGGTACAGATTTACATGAATACCTAGAAGACTTTATTATGTTTGTTGCAAAGAAAGCTAAACCTTGGTGGTGTCCTACATTTGTGCTAAATCTCCTTAATTTATTTGCTAATGATAACTCGATTGTTAGGTGCAGGAACCAACATTTAGCATCTGCTTTTAGGAATATTACTGGTGGATTGTTAATAACTGATATAAAAGAAAAGTACGGTACAATTAGAGTTTATGGTTATTTTACTAAAGAGGTTGACGATGAATTAACAAAACTAGAAAAATTAGTTAATCCGCATTTAGAGGCTTATTAATATGATTGCAAAAAACAGAAAAGAATATCTTAGAAACAGGTTTGCTAACTTACCGGAGGAAAAAAAAGAGGAGCATAGGAAAAAAAGATTAGCGGACTACCACTCTATGTCTGAATATGCTAAACAAAAGGAGGTAAAAAGACGACAACAATATTACATAGAAAACAAAGAGAAGTTAAGAGAAAGACAAAGAGAATACTATGCGGAAAACAGGGAAATTTATGTTGAATACGCTAGAAATAAACGTAAAAAAGAAAAAGAACTAAAAAAGTCTTTAATTAGTTTGGAAATTACAAAATAATAAGTTATCTTTGTGCCATTAAATCATAGTTTATGAAAAATGAAAATAGTGTTTGTTTCGTGTCCGTGATAAATGATATTCAATCTATTCCGGATGCTGACAACATAGAACTAGCTGTTATAAATGGCTGGCACTGTGTTGTAAAAAAAGGTTCTCACTCAATTGGAGATTTAGTTATCTGCGCTACTACGGATGCTATGATACCTTTAGAAATTTCAGAGAAATTAGGTATCACCAATTATCTCCGTAACAAAGAAAGAGTTAGGACAATTAAGCTACGAGGTGTTTACAGTGAATGCTTGATAATGCCTATTGATTTGATTCCGGAAAATAAAAGGAAAAAATGGGAGGATGTAATGGATGTTCTTAAAATATCTAAGTATGAACCTGCGGTTAAAATGATTAGATTAGCCAATGGTAAAAAAAGAAAATACCGCGAAAATCCTAATTTTCCTATTTACTATAAATTCCCTAATTTTAAAAATGTTCCTAATATTTTTGATGAAAATGATTACGTCGAAATTACTAGGAAAATACATGGAACAAATGCAAGATACGGGATTGTTAAGAAGAATAAGCTATCTCTGTGGATTAAAATTAAAAAATTCTTTGGTTTTGAAACAGGTTGGGATGAATATGAATTCGTGGTAGGTTCTCATAACGTAGAAAAAGGATCCGATAGTCAAGGTTTCTATGATACTAATGTTTGGTATGATATTGAAAAAAAATATGATATCAAAAATAAGCTATGGAACCTTGTTAAGAAAAATTTTGGTAATTACGCTCGAGTAAACTCCGGTTTTATAATCTACGGCGAAATATACGGAAAAGGAATACAGAAAAACTACGAGTATGGATTAGATGATATACAGCTTTGTATTTTCGATGTTGAATTAGATAAAAAGTATTTCAATTTGACCGCCGCTAAATATATGGTTGAAGATTATTTAAATCTACCCTACGTTGAAGTCCTATATAAAGGGCTTTATTCAGAGGGAGTAAAAAATTCATTCGTGTTTAATAATTTTATAAACAACAGTAAAGTTCCTCACGAAGGTATTGTTATAAAGGCTGTTGATGGAAATAGAGCGAAAGTAGCTAAAGTAATAAACCCAGATTACTTAATATATAGCGAAAAAAATAATGTTGGGGATTCACATTAATATATTATAATTATGTCACAAAGTATGAGAAAAGTTTTTGTTAATTTATTGGTTTTATTTTTCTTCTTATTAACAACTTGCATTGGATCTTTTATGGTTATGGTATGTTGGAATTTTTCAATTGCTGATTATTTTGAATTGAAAGATTTATCCTTCCTTCAATCTTTTGGATTCTATGTCATGTTAAGAATTATCTTGGACAATCCTATAAAAATAGAGGCGACAGAGCAGTCGGATAAGGAATAATAAAATAAACAAGTATGAGGC